GTGACCAATCAAGAGCTCTATTAGAGACACCTCAATCTATTGACGACTTAAAGCAGCTAAACATAAGCGCATTGAAAGCTCAAGAATTAGGACTGAATCTACTACTCTTGAAGCTCGCTCAGCGAGAGTCTGCCCGGATTAAGAAATTATCTGCTGCTATTGATAAATTAGAAGACAAAATATTCGATGAAAGCTTATTTGATCACCTATCTCCAAATGAGCAAATTCAGCGTTATCAATTAGCATTACAGGCTACTCAGCAAGCTAGTTCCTATATATCTTCTGCGATTAAGAATGTTAATTGGCAGGATTTAGAAACAAGAATAATGATTCTTGACAATCAGTCTTCTTCTGAAGTACCAGAAGCTACTGATCTGAAAACTGGTGATTTACAAGCAGCCGCAATGCGGTTACTCCAACAGCTATCATCTGAAAAATAACTTAGGTTCTTTATGTAATTTAATAGTGTAAATAGTATGTCACTTGATTTATCTAGTATTGAAGGCCACAAACGAATTGATATAATTCATCAATTAGCATTGATGTCGGGGTTTGCCGAGAAAGTGCCTACAATTGATCAGTTTATTGAAGATCCATATTACTTAGGAAAAGTTCTTGGTAATGGCATGTATCCTATCTGGAGACGAGCTTTAAGGCAGATATTTCCAACTCCTTATTATTCTCCAGTAAACGAGATAATTCTGTCAGGTGGTATTGGTTTAGGTAAGTCTACTGCTGCACTAGCAATTACTTTGTACGATGTTTGTAAGATATTGTGTCTTGAAAATCCTCATAAATACTATAATTTAATTGAGTCAACTGTTATTTCATATGCATTGATGAACGCCACAAAATCACTAGCAGGTGGCATTCTTTATGGACAAATGGTAGACTGGATTGAAGCTTCTCCATTTTTTAAATCAAAATTAGCTAACAATAAAAGAACTTTATTCAGAAATAATATTGATATTTCCATTGGTTCACGTGGTAGAGACTATTTAGGTGCTGCAACTATTCATGCTATCTTCAGTGAAGTTAACGACATGACAGTTGTTGGTAATCAAGCAGTAGATAACGTCGACACTATTAGTACCAGACGTTTATCACGATTTAACAGCAAAACCAGATCAATATTTGGTCATCTTATTTTTGATTCCTCCAATAAAGGTAATAGGTCTTTTATCGACATGCGTGTTGATGAAAAAATAAAAAATGGTGACACAGACTATATAATTTTTGCTTATTCTCATTGGGAAGCAAAAGAACACACAGGTAATTATACCGGTGAAAGATTTGAGGTTTTTTGTGGTAGCGAACACTCTGATCCGTTTATAATAACCGATGAGAACAAGGATAAATTAGCTAATCTACACGAACCTAAGATTATTACTGTTCCAGTAGAACACCGCTTTGAATTTCAAGTTAATTTGGTCAAATCATTACGAGATCTAGCGGGTATAAGTACTTTTAGTACCTTCTCCTTTATTTCATCAAATGAGATACTATTGGCTACTTTTAGTAGACCTAATATTGCTAAGAAAGCAATTATTGAGTTAGACTTCTTTGACCAGACTCAGACTCTTGATCAGTTCATAGACATAAAAATGTGTATGTTTACATGCAGATCACCAAGATTCATACATATTGACTTAGGTATCAAGCATGATAGTACTGGTATAGCCTGCAGCTACTTAGATGGTTATAAAGATACAACTAGATTTGATTCTCTTACTGGTGATACTGTAATAAATAGAGAACCTAATTTTGTAACTGAATGGGTACTAGAGATACGAGCAGTGCCAGGTCATGAAGTTCCTATCTACAAAATAAGAGAATTCTTATTAGGAGCTAAGAAAATTGGCTACCCAATTTCTTTAGTATCTACTGACGGCTATCAGTCTACTAACTTAAGACAAGATTTAGTACTAAAAGGTATAAACTCAGAATTGATATCTGTTGATAGATATAAAGACCCATATAACTATTTAAGAAACTGTATATTAGAAGGAAGATTAAGTGCTCCTTCTTCGTCTAAGCTTATTGAAGAAGTAAGAACTCTTCAAGAAAATGATGCTAAATTCGATCACAGTTTTGATGGTTGCTTTACTGGTGATACTGAAATAACTTTAGTACGCAAAGATACTAAAGAATTTGTATTTAAGAAGCTTCAAGATGTATCTGAACTAGATTATAGTGACTACTACACAATAAGCTATGACCTAGAAACAAACAATTTTGTTTTATCAGAATTTAAAAATTGCAGAGTAACAAAAGAGGTTACTCAACTTCTTGAAGTTGAGTTGGAGTCAGGTGAAGTATTCCAATGCACCCCTGAGCATTTAATTCTTACTAAAACTGGATACGTAAAAGCAGAAAACTTGACAGGTACTCATGATATAATATCATATTAAGTATTTTTTGGACGAAAAGGCTTAGCGGCCCTGCTAGTACTCGTAATACTAGATAGTCCTCCCTTTATATCTTTACGAGAGATAAAATGCAAAAAAATTACTCATACTGAGTTTAAAACTCTATATAGTAGAGG